CAACAACTGCACTCATATCAATTCCTCATTATTTAACAAAAATATTCATTTCATACACAGCATCAAACCAATCATCAAGGTCTTTATTAACACCTTTAGCGTTATCGGCAACTTGTTTACTCCATTCAAAGTATTTCAATTTACGTTTCACGTCCCATTCAGCGGGAGGATTATGTAAAATGTCTGTCAGATTAGCAATCTTATCGGCAAGTTTTATCAACTTTGCCTTGTCACTTAGAGTTGCAGTATGTGTTATCTGTAATGTTTTACGTTCTTGCTTTGGTAGTGTTTTATCATCAGTACAATCTAATACTAAATCAGCGACTTCTTTATCAAATGTATCTAACAAATCAACATAAGTATATTTCGTATCTTCAATAACATCATGTAATAAAGCGGCCGCAAGAACCAATTCATCTTCAATATTTACTTCAGCCAAGATTTTGGCAACTTCAATAGGGTGGTTGATGTAAGGCGTGTACTCTGCATCTTTTCTTCTTTGGTCTTTGTGTGCTTCACTTGCGAATTGTAATGCTTTCATAACTAACTTCATTTTATTTTCTCTCTTTTCTCAATTTCAAGTTCATTATATTATAAAAGCATTACTCTGTCAACAAGTTTTTTTAAAAAACTTACTTTAATTTTAGGTGTACCAGTTAAGATTCTGTTCCAACTGGTACCTTCTGCTTTTTTGTTTGTTTCTCTACTGGAGGTACAGATACCAGTCCTGCATCATATACTAATTTATGCGTAATCTTCTTATACATTTTAGATAGAGTTTGATCCTTAATTGCAAGTAATAATACCGCCTCTGTAGGATGAACATTCTCTAACAGTTGCACAAATAAAGTTTCTCTACGTACCGCATTTAAGTCGGTCCTACAGAATACATAGAACTTCTTTACTTCCATAATGAGATTAGCCGGCGACATACCAATTGGAGCCGAATCTTCTTTATAGGGAGGGTTACCTTCTGGTAGTACAAATTTCTTATCTGGATTGAATGCATGTTCAAACACAAACTTTAAGATGTTACTATCTTTATAATTATTAATTCTAGTTGGGTCAGATTGAATATCCTCCAACATTTCTGTTACATATTTTGTCATTAAAAATTTCCTAATTCATCCAACAACAGTCGGCATTTATTTTTCATCAAGTAATTCATTAATCTCATTGAATCACGTTTCGGTTTACTCTCTATGTATGTGCTTATAATTTCTTCTCTGATATCAGTGGGTATAAATGCAAAACTAATCATTCTCTCATTTCTATCCCAGTTCCGAATCTCAGTATCATTCCTACATGCTTTCTTCCCATCTTCAATAAATTCTGCTAATCGTTTAGCACTTAGTGGTGTTTGTCTTACTCCTTCTGTAACTAATACAGCATCATCACTTAGAATATTAGGAATACCATCATCACCTGCCTTAACAATGTGAGTTATGTATTTCTCGTACAAATCACGGGTACTCATTTTAATTAACTTTTTAGTATTTGGAGAAAACTGTGCAACCCCATCATACTTTTGTAATTGTAGAAAATCATGGTCACTTGATACAATCATCATCTTTTGAGGAGATTCATATAATCCATCTTGTACCAATTCGTTAGTCTGTACCCATTCAGTCAATATAGCAATAACATCATCCGCTTCTGCTCTATCTATATGAATTACTCTGTAAGGAAAATATTCACGGATATCTGACCTCATTTCATCGAGTACATCAAATATTAATTTCCAATCAAAATCAGATTTTTCTCTACTCTTCTTTCGGTCACCTTTGTAATGTGGGAATACTTCTCTTCTCCAGTACTTTCTACCATCACAACATATAACAACTTCACCATATTCTGCACCATATTTCTTCTTATAGTTTAGGATATTGGATAGTGTAATATGTCTTATTAGATTTCTAACCTCTTCTGGTGATTTTTGTAAGTCTTGCCTAAATGTCAGTATTGCCGCAAGGGATACCTGATTGTAGTCTATGAGTATCATTTAAAATGCACCTAATATAATTGTTTCTTCATTCAGTCTACCGTTAGGTGTAACTGGTCGTGTTGTAACATCTTTTAATTTTGTACACAATATCTTTTTACCCAGTTTCATATCTTTAAAGAATTCTTCTGGTTTACGTAACATGACCTGTTGTGATTCTGTTATATCGAATCCTAATATGGTTGTGCCTTTAACTGATAGTTTACTACCACTTTCACTCTTGTATACTGCCAACTTACGATACTTTGTATTATAAGTCCATATCTCGTTTGCACCTACCATGGTAGTAGGTTGTATTGATTTAAGGTTAAGATCAATAAACTCTTTGGCATACTTGACTTTTGATACCATTTTAATTGGTGATACTGGTTTGGTCTTACGTGGAGATTTTGCCTTCAGTGATACAACTTGTTGTGTACATGCAGTAACAATAGATTCAATGAAAAGAATGAATTTCTTTAACTGGTAATCCGTAAAGTTAGAATAACCTTCAACCAATTGTTCATCGTCACCTTCTAGTGTTTCTCTCAACTCCTGAAGAACAGTTGAATAATACTCACCAATCTTTTTAGATACTTGTGCAGGGATTTCTTTTGATTTGATATAGTCAATAGGGATAAAACTGGTCTTTCTCTTTTTAACAAATTCATCAATTGCTTCTTCAAATGCCTCACAATATGCGATTGATTGTTCATATGATCTATCAACTTTTACCTTTGGTACAATGACAACCGAAGTATCATCTAATATCTGCACTGAAATAACAAGTTCATCAATTTTAGTTTCAATAGATGCTTCATGGTAATCACTTAAATATTGATTTCTCAATTTCAAACGACTTAAAAGACCAGTATACTTAATATCAAAATCAGATACTTTGTTAAGTGTTTGTATTAAATTTTTGCGATTAGTTGATATTAGATAGTCATTAAGGTATCCCCTAATGTCTTTTAGATCGGCATTAATGTTATACCAGTTAAGGCATATCATTAATGATAATTGGTATTCGAATGGGTTAATATCAGGTTCATTACCTCCTTTAAATTTAGAGGCAACTTCTGCTATTTTATCTCTACGTCTTTCTGCCGCATTTTTCTTTGCTGTGATAAATGAATCACTCTTTTCAACACTTTTCGCTTTTGCCATTATTATCTCCAGTTAAAATTCATTATATCACAGCAAGTAAAATTATGTCAACAATTATATTTTTTTGTATGATACCTTTCTATATGCAGTACCAAATTCTAATAATTCAAAACCGTTATAGAAGATCATAGTCGGCACTGTCCGTTTCTAATGGGGTCGCCTTAGTCATTATGCAGTCTCCAATAAGGAAGAATATAATTCTTGGAATTCTTCTGAATCTGCCACATCTTGATTAAAACTTTGCTTATGATATGCTCTAGCTATCTTGGATACAGCCTTCTTGGGCAATTCAAATTTTTCAACTAGGTCATCTATAATGTCCTTGATCAATTCACGTTCACTTTCAATGCGGGTCATCGAACCACTAATTTCAAATAGCGCATCTTTGATTTTCTTTTTATCTACAGGGTTTGTTACATTAAATGTCATATTATTTCCTAGTTGGTTACATTAAAGTTGAAAGGTTGAGATTTTGGTGGAAGTCCAAGTTCGTTCTTAGGATCAAAGGATACCTTAAATTTCTTCGGGTCACCGGTAGTCCTCGTGTGACACGAACATTCTAGTCCAAGTTTTTTTGCAAGGTAGTTTAGGGATGCTCCAACAGTCTTCTTTGAAGATGATGTATATACAAATCCAGTATCACCTATTTTTTGCAGTTGATTCTTGAGTTGGACACTTAGTGTATCCTGTGAGTTGTTCGTGTTGATTAAATTTGAAGTATACCCTACCGTAGGTATATTAATAGTAAATATATTATCTGTGGAAGAGTATACTTGAAACTCTCCTTGAAATCCATTAGGTACATCTATGATACTGCCCTTAGGTACGTTTAGTGTTAAACCATCGATATTAATTTTCACTGTATTCATAATATTACCTTCTTTAGTTTTGATTTGGAATTTGGTTATTGCCTTTCTTAGTAATTTTCAATCCTCCAATCTATAAATCCTCACGCCATATTTCATACCATAATATTTCTTTTCTCCGGGAGTTAAAACAGCATTATATCCCTTAGCACATTTCTTCGCATCTTCTTTCTTTGTAAAAGATTTTACTAAGGTTGTACCAGAATTACCAATCGCCCCACCATAACTATAAACACCATACTTAAACATAATATAATTCCTCAGTTTTTATAAATAATCAAACATTTGTTCATCAGTCAAAGACTCTGGGTGATCCCAGTAGAAGTCTTCTAGTTGTTCATCAGAAAAATTCTCTTTATCAAAATCTTCAAACTCATTCAAAGGCATTTCAGTGTAGTGTATTTCTTTCTTCATAATATATTCTCACTTAAATTTCAAATTATAGTTCATTATAACTGAACCAAATCATATTGTCAACACTTATTTTGTTTCCTTAACAGTATATTTCTTAATATCTGAAAGAGGATAACCACAAAGTCTAAGAGTTTCAATT